TAAATATATCTGTTGAAAAAAACACTTACTCTAATATAAGTATTGCTCCGATGTCTATTAAGAGAGAGTGGATGGATGCTACCCCAGATAAACATGCTTATAGATGCTTTCCAGTCACACAAGCCAATATGATTGGGTGGTATCTATATGCAGATCAAGATGTTTCGTTTATCTGGAATGGCATCAATAATACATCTTCAGATAATGTTAAAATTATAAAAGGTGAGCATTTTTGCTATACGGGAAGAGGGCAATCAAGCGTTAGCTTTAATACTGGACTTGTTTTTAGAACAGACCAAGACATTAGTATGCTAACAATTACCCCAGTAAATTATTTCAGTAATGACTGGGAAGTTATGTCATCATTGATTAGTACTTCTTGGCACGATAGTGATTTTCCACTAGCTATTAAAGTAAAAACTCCAGATAAAGAAATTACAATAAAGTCTGGTGATCCAATTGCCACAATTATACCAATGTCTTTGACTAAATTAGATAATACTGCAATTGAAATGTATGATTATTCAGATCCAAATGGATTAAGGCAAAGAGCACATCAACTTTATGGTGAGGCCGCACAAGAAATTAATCAATCTGGACAATGGACAGACTGGTATAGAGATGCTATTGACGAAAAGGGAGAGTCGTTAGGACAGCACGAAACAAAGGTCTTAAGATTAAAAGTAAATGATAATAGAAAAAAATAATAAGAGAAATGGTATAATAATTTTATGGACGAAATAGTAAATAAAAATATATATAAGAAAGTATCTATAACTCCTTCAGGATGGTTTGGCAATAGTAAAGATATGATTGTTGAGCTAGAAAACTTTATGACTGAAGAAGAAATTGAGTTTTTAGAAAAATCTGCTAAGTCCAGAACAATTTGGGATGTAACAGAAAGTCACACAAATGAAAACGGCACAGTTATATACGACGCAAACTACTGGAAGGATCGTGTAGCAACAAGGCCATCTTTAGATAAAAATGATCCAAAAATTGGACCAGTAATTGAAGGATTGTTTCATCGTTTGCAACCCATAATTGAAGATTTTTTTAAAGTTAAGGTTGAGCCAACTGGACAAACAATAGTTAAGTGGCTACCAGGACAATTTCAAAAGCCACATGCAGACAAAGAGTTACACGATGGGCCAGATGCAGGACTTCCTAATGATTTTCCATATTACGATCTATCTAGTCTTTTTTATTTAAATGATGATTACGAAGGTGGAGAATTATATTTTCCTTTACAGGGTGTTCAATTTAAGCCTAAGAGGGGCGCTGCCTATTTTTTCCCAGGAGATAAAAACTTTATACATGGAGTTACAGAAATAAAAAGTGGCATAAGATATACATGTCCATTTTTCTGGACAATATTAGAACATACTGGAGATAAAAAACCATGAACAAAAAAAGAATAACAAAAGATATCGTAGTTTTTGAAAACTTTTTAACTCCAGAAGAATGCAATGCAATAATAAAAGTGATAGAAGCGCAAGCAGCAAATGAAAAGCTTCAATGGACTCCAATATCCTTCTATGAATCATACTCTTCTGTTCTTCCAAATGATAACGATCCAGAGCTTGCAGATTTTGGCCTTTCTGCAACATACTTTTCTGATCTTGAAAAAAGAGTCTCAGAAACAGTTGCAGCTGTACATGACAAAGATCCAAACGATATACATAAAATTGGATTTCATGCACAAAAATGGGAAAAGGGTGCATTTGCAAGAGAACATTCTGATAATACAGATTTAGAAGGAAACATTGGACCTTTTGAAAGAAGCAGGTATGCTTCATTCTTATATTTAAACACTGATTTTGAGGGAGGAAGATTAGTATTTAATAAACAAAATTATGAATTAATTCCACAATCAGGATTGCTTGCCTCATTTGCTGGTGGATTTGAAAATACACACGAAGTTTCTTTAATTACAGAGGGAACAAGATACACATTAGGATCATTTTGGGATGATAGGGATGAGTCGGCATATCCAAAAGAAACCATAGATGCTTGGGCTGAAGAAATAAAAAAAGTTAGAGAAGATCAAGAAGTTCTTAAATCTTCATGGAAAAAGCTTCATGAAAAGGGATATAGACTAAACCCTGATGGAAGCGAATATAAGGCAGAAGAATAATAATATGTCAGCATTTCTTAAAAAAGAAGCTGAAGCAGCAGGCTTCAAAACTCAAGAGATTTATGATAAAGTATTATTAATTGAAGATTTTATATCTAAAGAAGAAATAGAAGAATTACTTGATATTATAAAATCAATTAAAGAAGAAGACTGGTATATTGAATATAAGTCAAATTTAAAATTATTCTGCATGGAAAAATTTGGTAGAGATGATGTTGAAAACCTTGTTGCCGAAGGAAAATTTGAAGTAACTAAAAATTGGGAAGATAAAAATTATAACATAAATAATTATGAAATACAAAAAAATATTTTTAATCGTATTAATCCATTAATTAGATCAGCAAATTCAAACTATTTATTAAGTGGCATGGTAACGCTGCAAAGAATGCAAGAGGGGGTAGAATTAAAATCTCATACCGACCAACATACAGATCCATCCATACAGTATGCAACCATACTATATATTAATGATGATTATACAGATGGTGAAATATTTTTTAAAAATATAAATTTAAAATTAAAACCAAAACCTGGATCTATGCTTGTATTTCCAGGTACTCCAGAATATGAGCATGGAGTTGTTCCAGTAGGACCTGGCCCTATAAGATATGTTCTTGTAGGTTTTGTAAAAATAATAGATTTTTATAATAATAACAAGTATAATGATAAATACATAACAAAGGATGGAATGTAATATGAAGTTAGAAAAAGTACTAGAAGAGAACATATATTATTACACCGATGTTCTTGCAGATCATGAAAAGTTTTTATCCATTATTCTTGAGTTAGATGGCAATTCAGAAGTTGAGCCAGTAATCCCGTCTTGGCAAAGATGGTTGTCTAATTCTGGAGATGGCTACTCGTTTGGCGGTAAAAAAGACATGCAGCCAAACAATCTTCACCTATTGTCTGGAGAATTAAAAGAAAAAGCTGGGTATGTTATATCAGAAATTCAAAGATGCATTAAAGATGTAGCTGAAGCATTTATACGTGATAGAGGCCTAGATGTCCCAAATCCAAATCTATCACCTTTTGCGGGTATCATGAAGTACATACCTGGATTAGAAATGGGTGCACACTTTGATGCACAGGCTGGAGATGAAAGCCTGTGGTGGTCAATGATTATATATGTTAATGATGATTACGAGGGTGGAGAGCTTTCTTGGATTCTTCATGATAAAGATTTAAGAGATCCACAACATGCACATCTAAAACCAAGGTCAGATCTTCATCATGAAGAAAACAAAGATTTAATTGATTTTTGGATTAAGCCAGCTGCTGGTTCAGCACTTATTTTTCCATCTACCTTTCCATATAGACATCAGGTTCATATTATGAAGTCTGGAGATAAGTATATGTTCCCAGGTTTTATATTTAAAGATGGGTACGATCCAAGTGATCCAGAGTCTATTGAAAAATTTAATGGTGGATCAAAGGTCGTAAAAAAGAGCCCATATGAGCAGTAGCTATGAAATCTTAAAAGATCAAATAGTTTACTTCCCTAATGCAGTTCCAAATCATTTAGAAATTGTTGATGCAATAGAGTCGGTAAACTCAAAATCTGTTTCCCCCTGGGAAAATTGGTATGCTGGAGATAATAAAGATCATGCTTATGGTCATATAAAATACATGAATAGATCTTTTTATAAAGAAGAAGATGCAGAAACTTTAGAAAAAAGTAAATTTATTATAGAGTCTTTGTGTGATTATATGTCAAATTGTGCTATACAATATGCAAACATTTTTGGTTTATCAAAAGATCATATTGATTTTGCCATATCTGTTCTTAAACAAGAAACTACAACTATAGGCATTAATAAATATAATGAAAATGCACATATGGGGCCACACGTAGACCTAAATGATATGAATCATTATATTCAGTATACAATTGTAGTTTATCTAAATGATGATTATGAAGGAGGGGAGTTATACTTTCCTAATCATGATATAAAAATAAAACCATTAGCGGGAAGTATTGCCATGTACCCTTCTGGACATCCATATACACATGAATCACTAAATATTACAAAAGGTAGAAAGATGTTAATAACTCATCACCTAAGAAACAATGAGGCAAGATGAGTGGGGACTTGAAGCCAGAGCATAATGATCTTGTTTCAGAGTATATCAATTCTGTAAATAATAAAACTCAAACATCCTACATGCTAACAATTGCAAGAGATGGAGAAGATCCAGTTAGAACAATAATTTATTATTCTAATGCAATAGAGGCTGCAGAAGCATACAACAAATATACTGATTGGGGTTTTGCAAGAAATTTCTTAACAGTAAAACTGTATGAACCAAATGGTGTAGTTAATCAAAAAGTTTTAAAAAGAAACCAAGCTGGAGAATGCACATTTGTAAGACAAGATTATATAGAGGCGCAAAAAATATTGTTTAATGTAAAAGAGCATTTGGATTCAAAACAATATGAATCTCTAATTAAAGACTTTATGACTTTATTTGCAAAAGACAATTGGAGATTTGATCCCGATAGGTTTTTAAAAGACTCTGGAATTTTAGGAAAAGCACAAGAATAAGTTTATTCTGAAAGATAATTTTCAATTCCCATTATTTTTTTTGATTTTTCAAGTTGATCTTTATCTGGTGCTCCCCAATAACCTAAATATTTACCACTAAAAATTTCTTTATGATGTTTATTTGCATGCTCTTTTATATATTTTGAAAAACTATCAGATTTTGTAGCATCCTTCCACTGATAATCAGAATCTATTCCAGGTTCAGGTTTGTTTAAACTAACAAAAACTGGTTTATAAAAATGAAAAATTCTAAATCCACGACTCAGCAATCTTAATGAAAAATTAATTTGATCGCCAGAAAATGGATCTTTGGGATAGTGCAAAAAATCTAATAAATATTTAAAAGGATAAAACATCATTGCTGCAAAAACACAGTTACCTTCGTGAAATACGGTATCGTTAATAGTTATTTTATTATCATTCCATGGCCCACCATCAACCCAGGCAATACCAACCATGCTTTCCGTTAATCTATTATTGCCATCTATTCCATCAGTTCTTATTGATGGCATAAAAGCATTTACGTCATCAATTGTTGAATCAAAATCATTAAAGTGTATTTTTTTGTTTTCTTGCCAGTATAAAGTATTTTTATCGTTTATATCATATGTAAATCCATGAGGCATATTACTTAATACAATTTTATCTCCAGCATATTTTTCTGCAACATAATAATTATTTATTAATGTCTCATCCCAGTTTTTATCAAAAATTGTATGTGCATCTATTTGAAAAATAAAATCATGTTCTTTATCGTACATTAAGGCAGCGTTCATTCTAGAAAAACCTATTCCAAAAACATAAGGAGAAAAAAATTCTGTATATAATGTATTACTAGATTTTAATAGCGAAACATCCTCTTTTGATCCATTGTAAAGATGCGATTCTTTTTTATCTAAAACGGTATTAAATATACTAAAATAAATACGCTCAGGATGCTTAGCAGCATATATTGCAGATCTTATTGTGTCTAAAAGGTAATATTCTCTACAGGAAGCAATTGTTATTAAAATTGTTTTTTCTTTATTGCTCATATTTTTCATTATATCATATATGGTATAATTTAAAAATGAACCTGCCCAAAGAACCATATCATATAATTAAAAATTATTTAGATAAAGATTATTGTAAAGATATGGCTTCATATTTTCTTAAAAATATGGAGGAAGATCCAAGAGAAGGATATAGCACTTTTGGTATAGGTGGCAAAGAATACTTTTTTGAAGAAGTAAATCCAAAACCAAAACCATATGATCCAAATATGAAGCTATACGATATGATCCATTTTGGTTATAAATTTTTTATGGAAAATTATCCAATATATGGAGATTTTGAATTAAACAGATCACATGCAAATTTTATGTTTAAAGATGCAATTTTACATGATCATAAGGATGATAGAAACTTTAATGAACCGATAGAAACATTGGGAAGCAAGACCCATGTTCTTGGATTATTTTTAACTGATGATTACGAGGGTGGGGAATTAGTATTTGGAGATTATTCTATTTCATTAAAACCAGAAGTTGGTGATCTTGTATTTTTCCCTGGCTACTATACAAGACATGGTGTAAACAAAGTTACCTCTGGAGTTAGAATAAATATTTTAAGTCATTATTTTGATATTATAGATAGATCTAAGATTAATCCAGCATACTCAATGTAAAAAAATAGCCCCGCTTTTACACGGGGCCATTATTATGCATACTTTTTAGGAAATTTGTTTTTCCATTTATGTGTGGCTCCTTTTACATAAGAAGACCAAGAGCTCCAGTCTTTACCGCCTTTTGTCATATGATATACAATTTTGGCGTTTTTAACTGGGCTAAAAAGCTCGGCATTTAGGTCAAGTTCAAACTTATCTCGTCTGTCTGGACCCAATTCTCCAATCATATTAATTTGGAATATACCGTAAGAGCTGTCGCCTGTTTTTGCATTGCCGTTAAAGGCAAATGGACGACCATTAGACTCTGCTTTGGCAACAGCCCAAGCAGTCCTAAGACCCTTCCCTTTAAACCCAACAGCCTTAAGTAATTCAACCAATTGTCTATCGGTCAAACTATGAGCATTTTCATACTTCTTCAGTATTGCTTTACTCTTTGCTCTCTTAGAAACCAAAGAAGCCACCTTGTGGGTGGCCCGAACGTCAATGGATTCTTTCATTAGCAAGTTGTTACGGTCAGCAAATGATATTTCTTTCCCGTTGGTCAGAATAGCAAATGCAAGCACCATAATCATTACCCCTGATAGTATTTTATTGTCTCTCAAGTTTTCCTCCTAGAAACAGTTATGACACCTTAACGGTGTCATACACCTAGTATAACACAAATATTACTGACGAGTCAACTTCATTTGATGATATAATATAAAGACTTAATTTTGAAAGAGGAATAAATGGCAACATTTAGAGGTTCTGGATCTGGTACATATAATATTGGAGAACGTCCACCCTATGTAAATTGGACAGTCGTTCGTGGAGATACTGCTGCATTTCGTGTTTATTTAACTGATGATGAGCGGCAACCACTTGTAATTGGAGACTGGACAATATCTATGCAAATTAAAAGACCAACAACAAGTCCAGTGGTTCCAGGGCAAATAACAGATACTGCAACACTACTATATACTTTAACCCCTGCACCAGATGCAGATGATGAAGTTGGAGAATTCACAGTATCATTAACTGCTGCACAAACAACAACACTTGAAACAAATGATATTTGGGACATAGAGGTTTCTTTGCCACAAGATGAGATAGTTTGGACAGTGGCACAAGGGAAAATGACAATTCTTGAGGATGTAACAGCTTAATGGCAACTGTTACTCTTTATGAGACAAAGCCAGTAAGAACTGCTAGAATAGAGCAAGAAGATCTGGTAAATACTTCTTTTAGAACAGGTAAAAGAATATCTTTAATAGAAGAGGTTCTACCATTTAGAATTAAGTTTACAGCTATAAAAGTTCCTGGATACGGACCAAATAATGTTCCGCCTATTCCGTTACAGATTATTGGGTATAGCAACTTTATATTATAAAGGGGTGGTTAAATGAAAACAATAACTATAGCAACTCCCATGTATGGTGGCGTGTGTCATGGAACATATCTAAAGAGCATATTGTCTTTAGTAAATATATTGGGTCAAAAAGGTTATAAAGTTAACTATAGCGATATATCTAACGAATCCTTAATTACAAGAGCAAGGAATACACTAACAGAACTATTTTTAAGATCTGGAAATGATTATTTACTTTTTATTGATTCAGACCAAGGGTTTAATCCTGAAGGTGTGGTAAAAATGATAGAAGAGAATGTTGATCTTGTTGGTGCAGCGGTTCCAATGAAAGGCATAAACTGGGAATCAGTAAAAAATGCTGTTTTACAAAATAAACAAGATCTGTCAAATCACACTGCAATTTATAATGTTAATATATCAGAAACACAAAAAGAAGAATATAAAAAAAATCCAAATGTAATTGTTGAGGTAGACTACATAGGAACTGGCTTAATGCTTATAAGCAGAAATGTATTTCAAACCCTAAAAGAGTATACGCCTTCATATAGATCTGATCAGCATAGCAGTTCTGGAATACAATACGGTGAGACTATATATGATTTTTGGAGAACAGAAGTAGATCCTGAATCAAATAGGTTGCTTTCAGAAGATTATAATTTTTGTAAAATGTGGAGATCTTTAGGGGGTAAAATTTATTTAGCTCCTTATACAAAGGTGGTGCATGTTGGAACATATTGGTTTAAATAAGCTTGATGGATTTGGTCCAATTTATGTTATTAATATGGAACGATCAGCAGATCGTAAAACATACATAGAAAATCATTTTAAAAAATACGGGGTATCAGAATATACTTTCGTAAATGGAATAGATGGATCAAAAGAAGATTTAAATGAACTAATAAATAATCTTGACCAGATTACCGTTTCAAAAAATGAAATATCTTGTGGTATGTCTCATCTTAAAGCAATAAAACACTGGTTAGAAACATCTGATTCAGATTATGCCATCATCATGGAAGACGATGTTAGTCTTGAGACTGTAGATTTTTGGACTTTTACATGGAATGATTTTTTTAGTGCGGTAACTAAAAAATATGATATTTTACAACTTGCAATAACCAATAACTTTATTATAAACAATAGGTTGCATCTAAGAGAACATTTAGACTGGTGTGCAGCGGTATATTTAATAAAAAGACCATTTGCTGAAAAGCTAGTAAAGAAATATGTAGTTGATGGAAAGTATACCTTTAGTCCTAATAGGTTTTTGTCTGTTCCAGAAGGGGTTATATATACGGGAAGTCTTTGTTACTCAATACCGCTTTTTACTTATACCACTCAGTTTGAGTCATCATTGAATCAGTCCCATGTAAATACTATACATACTAACTGTAGGAATCAAACATTAAGATACTGGCAAAACAACTCTATATTTAAATTAGATTTATTGTAATAATATGTTATAATTTGGCTA